CGTATATTCCACCTTTTGGTGGGATATACGTATTTACGGAGATTTAAAGATCGATACTTTGCAGTTGCAAACAGTGAGAGCTTTAAATGTAGCCACAACTGTTTAGTTATCGATTGATATTTTGACGAGTAATCTTAAAGATTTGTCTGATGGAGCATTCAAGTGATGACTTAAATGTGTCTAACTCCTCTTTCGGATCAATAAGTATTGCGAAAAATTATTTCTGCGGCAGATTTCTGCGCAATGTTGGGCGCTCAGAGCCCTTCGTCCTAATTCTGAGCTAGTTTTTAGCGTTCTAAAGATGCTATTTTTCTAGATGATTATTTATACATGACAACCCTTGTGATGGGTTACAATTGTTAAATATATCTGAATAAAAATGTGTAGTCGTGCTATGTAAAGGCGAACTACCACTGCAAGGCCGCGAGGTTTTGCAGTGCTCCTAAGTTGATACTCTCCCACCTGATTTGGAGGAGACGCTTAGTGAGAAATCTGGGGCGCCAGTGCCCCACCAAACAAACTTATGCCATTCAGAGTTACCAATACTCTCAACTTTTGCTATTATTTGTATAACGACAATAAAATTGAAAAAGAAATAAAAAGTGAAAATGTCGCAGGTGTTAACCAGCCTGTGTGTGAAGTGGAATAAAAAAATACTATCTCAACATTTGTGGACCTTTATGGATATGGTGGAATGGTTTTCACCGGTGTTCCTTCATTGAGCAGCAGCTAGAGGTCTGTGCGAGTTACCATTGGCAGAAGATTAAGTTCGATGCTTCTTGGCCACAGACGCGCCCTATGCGGTGCACTTACAGGTTTGATACTATAGGCGTAGCCTTAGTTATTACCCGAGGAGTGACCACGCTCTTTGATACCCTACCATCTAAGTAGAGTACAAGCAAATTGTTGGCGTCTCAGGAAGGCGTAATAGGTTATCTGTCCCTAGCTGGATGGAGTATAGGGGAGACCCCGAATAACATCCCTCACGAACCAGATACGACCTAACATGCAAACGATTTACCCCAACGCGATGAAGACGACTGACGAGATGTACGATGTGAATGTTCTAGCAGAATTTGAGATGACTGCAATTGAGCAGGGAATTTGTTTCCCAAATATTATTTCTCTATTGGAAACCCGGGTTTGCTCACCCGTGGTGGATACTTTGAATTGTGAATGGCAAAGTGGAGCAACACAATTTTTGTCAATTCAACCAAACCTTTCCCCCGAGAATGATTACCTTATCAAACTTGTGGAAGACATTGTGATCATGGTGAGGTCATTAGCCAAAGCCAAAGACAAAGGAGATTATGCATTTGCTATTATCACCTTTGCTAAACTGAGGTCCGGAGGCTCATTGACCAAGCTCCTTGTTGAAAAATGGGAGATGATTACTACTATGGAACTCCAGAGTGGAGAGAAGAATTCCTTTTTTGCAGGATTGCGAGGATTACTGGATAATTACGAGAAAACTAAAAAATTACCTATATTCCAGAAACTTTACAAATTTTTGCTTTATTGTGTTGGAACTTCCCTTTTCGACAAGTTAGGAGTTAAATTTAATGCTGCCCGCTTTCTGAAAGTGGAAAAAGCGGCTTTGAAACGAGACTACAATTTGGGTCCTGATTTTCTCCATTGTATGCTTGATACTGCTTTGTTCCTATGTGAAACTGGATACCAATGTATGGTGACCGGATCAATGCAGCCATTTTTGCACAATGAGAATTCTTATGAACAATGGCATGTCGACTGTGAACTGTTACGAACCCAGAGTAGATACATATCTAATCCTGAACCCCATGGTTTTACAGTATACGACTTTTTGAATAGGCTTGATTCAGCTATTGAGAAGGGAACATCCATTGTCAAATTCCAGAAGCAAGATGAATTCGCTCAACGGATTTGTAAGAGTGCTCTGAATGATTTGAATATCATACGTGCTGATTGTTTGACCAAAAGATTGGCGCAACAAGATAGGAAAGCACCTTTCGCAGTGCTTGTTCATGGTGGTTCTAGTGTTGGCAAAAGTACTTTCACTAAATTGTTATATTATCATTTTGGTAAGAAATTTTCATTGCCTATCGATCCTGAATACAGGTATGTGAGGAATCCATTTGATCAATACTGGACCAATTTCAATTCTAGTCAGTGGTGCGTCCAGCTGGATGATATAGCCTTTCTACACCCAAATAATTCACAAGGTTGTGATCCTTCTCTCATGGAAATGCTCCAAGTTGTGAATAATGTGCCATATGTACCAACACAAGCAGATATTCAAGATAAGGGTAAAACCCCTTTGAGAGCTCGATTTGTAGTAGCTACTACTAATACCGAGTCATTGAATGCAGAGACATATTTTGCTTGTCCACTTGCTGTTCAAAGGAGATTACCATATGTGATCAACATCAAACCCAAGAAACAATATTTGAAGGATGAGCACATGCTTGATACATCCAAGCTACCAGCACCTAAAGAAGGAGAATATCCTGATTTTTGGTCCATTTGTGTAAAGAAAGTTAGACCTTCCCAGAAGAAGACAACACATATGGGCCAAACAGCTGAGCTGATTGATGTTGCCCTATTTGAGGATATCAATTTGTTCTTGAAGTGGTTTAATACCATAGCAGAGGAAGCTGAAGGAGTTCAAGTGGCATCTATGGATTGCGATAAGTATATGAGTGCAGTGCAATTATGTGAATGTGGTATTCCTTTAAACCAGTGCGATGCTCATAGTCAACAGATTGTATCAAGTGATTTGCAATCGACAGAAATGGTTGTGTATGATACTGCCTGGGTTCAGGATGTTATGTCCCGCAGACCCGAAGGTGAAAATCAGCCAGAAGAACCACAGATGTCGGGTGTAGAAGGATATGTTTATAGAAACATTATACATCAAATTTCTACTATGTCCTTCCTCACAAAAGTCATGGTTTGGTATTACACCACCATATTGTATTATATGCATAAATCGATGTGGTTCAGACTTGGTATGTCCTTCTTTTTTGGAAGGTGGTATTGGTTTTGGGTCATGGCACGTTTGTGTCATTATCCGCAATGTAGACATATTGCTCTCTATTTGCTAGGTCTTCGAACATATCGTTCTGTGTGTAGAAATAAGCGAGCAATAATTTTTGCGTCAGCCATAGCCACAATGTTATCTGTGTACAAGGTATTTTCATGGATGAAGAGATCTAACGATACTAATGATTCTGTAGAAAAGAGTCCACTACAAGGTGTGTCTGCAGAAAGAGGAGAGAGCCCAAAACCATCAAATGATAAACAGGAGAATGTATGGTATAAAGATACCTATGAATGTACTCCTTTTGATGTGGAAGAAGCTTCTGTATCTCGCACAACATGGACATCTGATCAGACCAAACAATATTTGCGTGCAAATTGTGTGCATATAACTGCCAAGTGGACTGTGGATGAAAATACAGGTAAGAAGGTTTCCTGCAGAGCTGTATGTGTTGCAGGAAGTGTCTACATGTTGAATAATCACTGTATCCCAGTGGATAATTTCCACGTGGAGATTCTGTTTCAAGCTCAAAAAGATGGAGTCACACAGAATTTTAGTTGTTTAGTCACTGCTAGTATGCTTGTTCGCAACGTTGAGAAGGATCTTTTGTTTATTGAATTGCCGATCCCTCCCAAAAAAAGACATTCGCAGTTTTTTCGCAAAGCGTTCATATCAAGGCCGATTTAACGGAGAATACTTGGGTAGAGATGAAACGGGTCAGTTATGCCATAAAGAGGTTCATGCCCCTATGTTGTTACAGAATGTGCGAAAAACAAATGAGAAAACCGGAGATGTGATCTGTGCAAATATGTGGAAAGCAAATTATGAGTATGAAAGCAAACTTGGTGATTGTGGTTCGATATTGATATCCTACACATCCATGGGACCCCTTATTTTGGGTATACATATCCTTGGAAGTGATTCTCCGACTTTGTTTCCTAAGCGTGGTTTTACTTTGAGTGTGTGTCAGGAGGATTTAGCCTTCCTTGAGGGGTGTGTAGTTTCTCTGGGAAGTTCTTCCTTGCAAGTTGGTAAATACAAGATGGAACTTGGAGCTTTGTCCAAGAAATCTCCTGTTAGATACATTGATAACGGAACTTTAGAGGTCTATGGATCTTTGATGGGATTTCGAGGAAGAATGAAATCTAGAGTGTGCCCAACTTTGATGAGTGATCTTGCTGTGGAAGAAGGATATGTGAGAAATACGTCACAACCCATGATGAATTCATGGATACCGTGGAGGAAAGCCTTACTTGATATGACACGACCAGTTACAGAGATCAATCAAGATATATTGCAGATCGCAAAAGCTGGTTTCATTCAAGATATCTTGACAAATTTGCCTGAAGATAGTATCCGTGAACTAATTGTGTACGACAATGTGACAGCTATCAATGGACAGTCTGGAGTGGCTTATGTTGACAAACTCAACCGAAACACAAGTGCAGGATTTCCTTTCAAGAAAAGCAAGAAATTTTTCATGATTGCAATGGAATCTACGTCAGAGTTGCAGCACCCTGTTACAGTAACACCAGAGATTCTTGTGGAGATGGACAGAATTATCGCCTGTTATGAAACGGGGAAGACGGTTCAACCTGTATTCACTGCTTCACTCAAGGATGAACCTACTTCGCTTAAAAAGTGTAAGGAAGGTAAGACAAGGGTATTTTGTGGAGCACCTATGCCTTGGAGCATCGTGGTCCGCAAGTATTTGTTGAGTACCATTCGTGTGATTCAGAAGAACCGATTCTTGTTCGAAGCAGGTCCTGGCACCATTGCCCAATCGAAAGAGTGGGACGATATTTATCAGTATGTGACCAAATTTGGTGAAGATAGAATAGTTGCTGGTGATTATGGTAAATTCGACAAACGGATGCCTTCGAGTGTTATCATAGCAGCTTTCCATATCATCATGGCCATGCTAGAAAAAGCGGGATGGTCGGAGCGCGATCTTAGTGTGGTGCGAGGCATAGCAACAGACACTGCTTACCCCACTATCGATTTTAATGGAGATTTGATTAGGTGTTATGGGACAAACCCTTCAGGGCACCCATTAACAGTCATTATCAATGGACTTGCAAATAGTTTGTATGTGAGATACTGCTATATTGTCTCCAATCCTCAACAAGAATGTTCATCTTTCAAATCCAATATTTCTCTGATGACGTATGGTGATGATATGATCATGGGAGTGAATAAAAATATTGATTGGTTTCATCATACAAGCATCAAAGATGTGTTGGCCAATATAGACATTGAATTTACAATGGCCGACAAAGAAGCAATTAGTGTACCATTTATCCACATCAATGATGCAACTTTTCTGAGAAGATCATGGAGATTTGAACCAGAACTAGAGTATCGAGTGTGCCCTATTGAACATGCTTCCATTGACAAAATGTTGACAATGTGTGTGCGTTCTAAGACTATTAGTCTAGAATTACAGGCAGTGGAAGTTATGAATACAGTCGTTCGAGAATACTTCTGGTATGGAAAAGAAATTTTTGAACGCAAACGTGCTCTTATGTTATCTTTTATAGAGAAATTGTCTTTGGAAGAGTACGTTGATAGAGATTTTCCAACTTGGGAATCTCTCAAAGGTGAGTTCCTTCTCGCCTCTAGGATCCGTTAGTGGGTCCACCCCGGGTTAGTAGCATCCCAAGACAAAAGCACCCAAGCCCTAGGAAGGGCACCTATATGTTAGTCTAGTAAACTTTTATATTTGTATCATTTTATACTTGCATTTATGTAAACCGAGGAGCAGGCTGTGGAACCTGCAAAAGATGCGATGCATATCTAGAAATGCGTCAGTGTGTGCAACACTTAGATGCACCTCGAGAATCTTTCTCGAGTATCTCGTTATCATCCGATTGCAAATTGCAATCTGATGAGGTTGAAGAAGTTCTTTCTGGAACACAAGCGACCGACACAACACAAGCTACAGTAGCTGAGTTTCTTGATGAAACCCCTGGAGGATCCTGGGCTGTTGAATCAATCGTGAGATCAAATCTCAATGATCAACAAACTGAGACAGATCTTGCAAAATTTTTGAATCGTCCAGTGCTTATCAAAACTCATACTTGGGCTCAAGCCGACAATTACAATACAACAACAACTTGGTATCCTTGGTACCTGTTTTTCAATAGTCAATCAATCAAAAATAAACTGACCAATTATGGACTAATCAATTGTAAACTTAAGTTGAAGTTTGTTGTCAATGCTGCTCCTTTCTACTCTGGAGCTATGGCTTTTACGTATTGTCCCCTTCAAGATATCAATGGAACAACCATTATTCCAGATGTCCAAGGGAATGAATTGATGTTGCATTCTCAGCGACCCAAATGTTGGATTTTTCCACAAACATGCCAAGGTGGAGAATTAGAGCTTCCTTTTTTCTACCACAAAAATTGGCTAAACATTACGAGTGCTGCAGATACTAAAGCCATGGGTACTATTACGCCATGTCTATTCTCAGCATTGAATTCATGCAATGGTGTTACTGGGACTTCCATTGTCATAAATGTTTACGCTTGGGCTGAGGATGTTAAATTACATGCTCCCACAATGGCAGCTCCCCTTCAAGCAGATGAGTTTGACTATAAGCCATCTCAAATTGCTTCTAGTGTGAGTAGAGCGGCGGGTTCTTTGACCCGCGTACCTCTCATTGGCCCCTATATGAAAGCAACCAGCGCAGTTACATCAACATTTTCAAAATTTGCTGCCTCATTAGGTTTTACCAATGTGCCCAATATGGATACAGTACATGCTTTCCGCCCTACCCCCTATGCACATAATTCTACATGTGATGTCAGTGTGTACACAGACAGAGCAAGTGTAGATCCCAAGAATGAAGTTTCAATCGATCCTCGCACTGTGGGCCTAGATGGGACAGATGAACTGTCCATCAAATATATTGCACAGAGGGAGGCATGGATAGGTAATGCTATTTTGTCATCCACGGATGCTGTAGATGCACTAACTTTGGTGTCTCGAGTGACACCAGCAATTGTAAATCAATATAGTGCTACAACACCAAGACAATACACCCCTATGGGGTATTTGTGTGAAATGTTCAAACATTGGAGAGGAGATATTATCTTTAGATTCAAATTTGTATGCACACGTTTCCACAAAGGTCGTGTTAGGATCACATTCGATCCTTACCAGAACATATCTACGACAGTGCCAGATTATACATCTGTGTTCAATGAAGTCGTAGACATAGGTGCCGAGCAAGATATTGAAGTCCGCGTCCCATATATGCAAGCAACCACGTATTTACGTACAGCTTTAGTTACAGGGAACTACAATCTGTCTGGCTCCTCTTTGGCGCCAACAGCAGACTGTAATGGTCTTCTGACTATGCGAGTGGTGAATCCGCTCTCAGGGCCAGTGGCTAATACAGCAATTCCAGTTATGGTTTTTGTCCGCGCAGCGGACAATATTGATTTTGCCTGGCCATCTTTGCCAGGACAATCAACCACGTCAAATTTGACGCCTTATGCTTTGCAATCTCACGAAGTAGAGTATCCACTTAAACCCCGGCAAGTTATTGCAGGGACTAGTGTTTCGGAAGGAGATCCTAAACGGAACCTAATTCATTATGGTGAATCTCTAACTTCATTGCGCCCATTGATCCATAGGCTATATTTATCTCATACTATTCAGCCAGTAGCATCTGCTACAGCTAATCCATTAACGATTAATAGTTTGTATCAGTCGAGACGAATCAAATATTATGGATACGACACAAATGGACCTTGGCAAGCAAAGAACCAAGCAGGAAGTGCTAACGTAAACTTCAATTGGGTGAAAATGTCATTTCCCCAACTCATTTCTCTACTATTTATTGGACAGAGAGGATCAATTACTTGGTCTTATAATGTAGAAAGTACAATGACAACACCCCCCGCCAGATTAACTTTATCCCGATATGATAGCTCAATTACTCGAGCATCTTATGTGACACAGAATACAAGCACTAATGCTACTAATGGTTCTGTATCTGGCGATCTTATGGCCTGGATCAAAGATCCAGGCAGCGGTACTGCGCTGACAGATCAGCGCTCTCAACCTGCTATCAATATGAATTTTCCCTATTATTCTTTATATAATTTTCAGATGGTCAATCCGGCCACAGCGACTTTGGGATCATCAACTGATGGCACTGACGAAGATAATATCTTGTTGCAGATGTCTAATCAAACGCCTTCTATTGCTACAACTTTTAGAGTTTCAGCATGGGCTTCTCTTGGACCTGACTACAATTTCTTCTTCTTCATCAACACTCCTTCATTATATCAGATTTTGAATCCGATTGGAGTGTAATCACCAGAAAAATTTCATGTTTTATGTATATCTTCTTACATTCTTTTATATTATATATTTGTATTTTTTTTGTATTTCAATAAAGGTTTCGTCTTCCGAGGAAGGCGGCAACGACCGGTGCAGCCGGCCCTTTTCCCCCTGGGTTTTTAAAGCTATCACACGCTTTTGAGTTTGACACTAAGTGCACATTGTGCATTGCTAGTTTTTATACACGCTCGAAAGGCGTGGAAATTTTTTATAGCATGAGTTGCAAACTTTTAAGATTGTGCTAGCACTAGTTGTATA